CGTCGTTTGACGAAGAAGTCTGGTGACGATGAGCTTACTATCGTTCTTCGTGGTGCAGACTTGACAGCCGACGGTGCAGGTGCTGTGCTGAACACAGACGGTGATGCGGTTGACGGTGCGTTTGATATCACTTTCGCAATCGGTGACAACATCGGTGAAGTAGAAGGTGGTCTAGGTGCTCTTAACACCAAGGCAACTTGGGAACTTGAGTCAACTCTAGCTGATCCTTTTGGCAACGGTGCTGCGGGTACTGACGGTGCAGATGGTATGAACATTCCAGAGATCGACATTAAGGTTGACAGCACTGCGATTACCGCAACGACTCGCAAGATGAAGGCGAAGTGGTCCCCTGAATTGGGACAAGACCTCAACGCTTATCACAATCTTGATGCAGAAGTTGAGCTTACGCAGGTTCTTTCAGAGCAAATCGCTCTTGAGATTGACCAAGAGATTCTTAAGGATCTTATCACACAAGCTAAGGCTGGTACTTACCACTGGTCCCGTGTACCCGGACGATTTGTTAACAAGTCAGATGGTGCAGGCGACGACAGCGGTGACTTCACCGGTACTGTGAGTGAATGGTATGAGACTCTCATTGAAACTATCAATGATGTTTCAGCACAGATTCACCGCAAGACGCTTCGTGGTGGTGCAAACTTCTTGGTCTGTGGACCAGAGGTTGCTAACATTCTTGAGTTCACCAATGGCTTCCGAGCTAGTGTAACTCACGATGACGACAAGGGCACCGTTGGTGCTGTGAAGGAAGGTTCTATCAACAAGAAGTTTGATCTTTATGTTGACCCTTACTTCCCACGTAACGTGATTCTTGTTGGACGTAAGGGTAGTTCATTCCTCGAAAGCGGATATGTCTACGCTCCATACGTACCACTTCAAACAACTCCAACTATCTTTGGACCAGAAGACTTCACTCCTCGCAAGGGCGTGATGACTCGTTACGGTAAGAAGATGGTAAGACCAGATATGTACGGTCTTGTTGTTGTACGTGACTTGGTTAATGTTGGTTTAACTGCATAAACCTTTAGTTAACAGTAACTAAATTTACGAAGCCCCAGCCTAGATTTCGGTCTAAGCTGGGGCTTTCTTTTATTTGCAAACTACTTATATTTGCAGGAGAAGTATATGATATGTCAATTCCAGATTTAAACCCAAAAAGCCAACAAAGTAAAATTACATTACCAGAGAGTGGTGATACTACAAATGTAGATTCGATGGACCATCCACTACCGCTAGGTGTCTACACATCGGGTTTTTGGGAGGAGTATCAGGTCAATGCTTTTAAGAGAGGTGCAGCCGATCAGGTTTCTTATGTTTATAAAAAATTAGGCGGCGATGTCTTAGATCTTGAGATCACTGAAGCGCAGGTTTATGCGGCATATGAAGAATCAGTTTTAGAATATTCTTATTTAGTTAACATCCATCAGGGTAAAAACATTTTATCCAATGTTCTTGGAGCGTCTACTGGAAGCTTTGACGAGGATGGAGAGCTATTAGCTCCGGGTGAAGACGGAAGATCCGAAAAGGATATTAATCCGGGAAAGAACGTTAACCTTTCATACCCAAGATTTGACTTTGCATACGCCCGACGTATGGCAGATGGTATTTCGGAAGAGGTCAACGTTGGTGGTTCAATTAATGTGTACTCGGCATCGTTTGATTTAGATCCCGGTACACAAGATTATGACTTGCAGACAATATTAAAAAACAGTGATGAGTTCGGCGACGATTCTGAACATGATGATTTTATCCGCTCTATCGGCGACAATAAGGTGGTTATTAAAAAAGTTTACTGGAAAACCCCAAACGCAAGCTGGTATTATTACGGCGGCGGCGGTGCCAGTGTTATTGGTAATTGGCAAACGTATGGCTCTTACGCTAACAATTCTTATTTTCACGTTGTCCCAGTGTGGGAGACGAAGCTGAAGACCTCCGAGTTTGAGAACAAACTTTATAATAGAAGCTCGCACTATTCGTTCGAGATTAAAAACAACAAATTAAGACTGTACCCCATTCCTTCAAGAAACCACCCAGAAAAAATGTGGCTGGAATTCTCCGTAGGGGCAGATAACTGGGAAGCAGAGCCAACACAAGCAGGCGAAGCCGCTCGTGATATTGGACTATATGGTGTCAACAACTTGAACACCCTACCTTTTGCAAACCTTCCGTTTGACAAGATCAACGCCATTGGTAAGCAGTGGATTCGCAGATTCGCATTGTCCTTGTCCAAGGAAATGCTCGGACACGTCCGTAGCAAATTTGGTTCAATTCCAATCCCCGGAAACGATGTACAGTTGAATGGTTCGGATCTAGTATCAGCCGCAAAGGAAGAGCAGACAGCCCTTCGTGACGAACTTAAGGAAGTTCTAGACGAACTGACCTATAGTAAGTTGATTGAGGGTGATGCAGAACAGCTTGAAAACTCTAACAGAGTTATGGCACAAATCCCGATGCCGATATTTACAGGGTGAGGAAGATAGATGTCTGATGATAACAAATGGGAACAACCAGATGCTCCACCCCCGCCACTATTCACGGGGAAGAAAGAGCGAGATTTAGTAAAGCAGGTTAATGATGAACTTATTGAGCGAGTAATCGGTCAAACCGTCATGTATTATCCTATCTCTCAAGAGAAGACCAACTATCACCCTTTATATGGTGAAGCTATTAATAAAACGTTTCTACCGCCAGTGAGGGTGTATGCCTTGGTTGAGGATGAGGGATCTGAAACCTCAAGCACAAACTTTGGTATTGACAAGAAGAAGACTATTGTGGTACACTTTCATAAACGTAGATTAACCGAAGATCAAAACCTGTATGTGAGGGAGGGCGACTTCATTCAATACGGTGAGGACTTTTTTGAGATCGTACGGCTTGGTTCTCCGAAAGAATTGTTTGGTCAAACCAAACACAAGATGGAGATCACGGCACAATGCACAATGGCAAGAGAGGGGTTGTTTGATGGAAACTAAGGGAACAAACCTAGATAAGAAAATTTATAATATTAGTTCTTGTACACTGGAGACAATTGATACTGCTGTGTATAAGTGGGTAGATGAGCATATGGATGTGTTCTGTACTACCAACAAGGGGTGGAAGAAAGTTCCTTGCTTGTGGACCGCCGCTGAACGTGCGAAACAATCAAAAGGTGCTCGTGAAGCTAGGGATCAAGCAGGGCAACTTATTTTGCCGATAATCACGGTTGAGAGAACCGCAGTGGTAAAAGACCCAGCAAGAAAAGGTCCATACTGGGCTAACGTCCCGCCAGCAGACGAACGCAATGGTGTATTTGTTGTGGCTAGGAAGATTAACCAAGATAAGACAAAGAACTTTCAAAATGCAAAGTCCCTACGCAAGCGAGGGCAGGTTAATTTTAAAACAGAAAAAAGAAACAACAAGACAGTATATCAATATATGGCGATCCCGCAACCTGTCTATGTTGACGTAACATATAAGATCTCTGTGTGGACAGAGTACCAGCAGCAGATGAATGAAGCGATCCAACCTTTTATCACAGAAGGAAAGGGTATTAATTATGAGGTGATCGAACATGACGGTCATAAATTTGAGATCTTCATCGGACAGGACTTTAGCTTAAACAATAATGTTTCAGATATGGGTGAAGACGAGAGAAAGTACCAGACTGAAATTGAGATTAAAGTGTTAGGTATGCTGATTGGCGATGGACCCAATCAAGACACCCCAAAGGTGGTGGTCACAGAGAACGCCGTTGAAGTCAAGATGCCCCGAGAAAGGGTGCTGACTGACGAAAAACCCGGAGAATGGGAAAAATCCAAATTTAAGGGATAATTTGGGATAATTTAGTTCCTTTCGGGTTTTATCATACTATTTATTAGAGAAATGAGTTTCAAGGAATTGATTCTGTATAGCTCATTGATTCACAATCGAGAAACTTAAGGAGAGATTTAGAAATGTCAGTAAAGAAATTTAGATTTGTTTCACCCGGTATTTTCATCAACGAGATTGATAACTCACAATTGCCCGGAACGGCAGAGGGTATTGGTCCCGTGGTCATTGGACGGGCTGAAAGAGGACCGGGTATGCGACCCGTAACGGTAAATTCGTTTTCCGAATTCGTAGAAATGTTTGGAAACCCTATCCCCGGTGGAGAGGGTGGAGATATTTGGAGAGACGGTAACAGAACCGCACCTACCTATGCCGCATACGCTGCGCAGGCTTGGTTGAGAAATGCCGCTCCCTTAACTTTTATTCGCTTGTTGGGTCACCAGCACGACGATGCTACCGCAGCAGGTGCTGCTGGGTGGGCTGCTGATGGAGACGCTTATGGTCTTTTCATCGGCGAACGAGAAGAGGGTGTAGTTGAAGCTGTTGCTGGCGTAGCTGCATCCGTTGATCTTGACGGTCTTCTCTATACACGAAATGATACGGGTGTCAACACAGATACGGTAACCTTAAACATTGCCGAAGATGGTGGACTTGGTGCAGGGGCAACAAATGTTGCTGTTGTCGGTACAACCATTAACGCTACTCATGCCCCCGGTGAATCCGCAAACATCACCAAAGATGTTATTATTGCTGGTCTTGTTGCAGCCGCTGCATCGTTTGGCGCAGCAGTATCCGGCGGCGTAGGCACCGATGCAGCCGCCGCAGGTTCTGGCATTTTCACTGGCGGTATTGATACTGTTGTGGGTGTGGACGACGACAATGCTGACTTGGCACTTGCTGCTGTTATTTACCTGAAAGAAGGCGTATCCGCTGGCTTGTCCGGAGACAAACTTGACGGCACCGCCGCAGACGGAGCGAAAAACGCTTTGGTTAAACTTCAAGGGACTGACAACGAGTGCAAGCTTAAGATTGACGGTACGAGCTATAGTGTAAACTTCAATGCTGCATCAAAGAAGCACATTAGAAAAGTTTTAAATACGAATCCAACCCTTACGAATGATTCAATTACTCGTGCATCTGCACAAGAAAGTTACTTCTTGGGAGAAACTTACGATTCGCACCTTAGTGCTATCTCTGGTGGTCGTGACGCAAGCAACGGTATTGCAATGTTGGTCCAGTTGGCTAATGGTGCCTCTGGAGAGCTAGACAAAGCAGACCAGCAACAACAGGCGCAAGCCCCTAAGACTGGTTGGGTTCTTTCGCAGCACCAAGGTGTTAGCGATGAACACGCAGTAGACCTTGTTACTGGTGATTATGCTTCCGGCGTAACAAAGTTGTTCAGACTTGAGGGTCTAGATGACGGTGCTTGGGCTTCTTCAAACATTAAGGTTGAGATTTCAGACATTAAAGCAGCCGATGGTGATTTTAATCCATACGGAAGTTTTACTGTTACTCTAAGAACTTCGGATGACAGCGATATGGCTCCAAAGTATCTAGAGAGATATTCTTCAGTAAACCTAAACCCAGCTTCTTCAGATTACATTGCAAGAAGAATTGGTGATATGAAAACTGAATGGAGCTATTCAGAAAACAGATATAGAACAACGGGTCAGTACCCATCAATGTCACGCTTTGTTCGTGTTGAAATGAACGAAGACGTAGATGCTGGTGTTACTGACGCAGGCTTGATTCCTTTTGGTTTCCAAGGTCCACCTTCACCACGAAGTGTTGAGATGACTTTTGCTGCCGATGGCGCATGTTCTGCTGTTCGCACAGCAGCGAACGGAGGAGGAGATGCATCTTCCACAGCCGCAGACGACAGAGCAGTTAAGGTTGTATCTGGTGATGTTTCGGGTGGTATTGACGCACTGGACAAGATTCGACTCATCTTCCCATCACAGGGTTGCCGAAAAACTTCTTCAGAGGGCAGACTTTCTTCCCCGGCGCAGGCTTCATTCGGAGCAAGCTCTAACGAGGAAGACAGCACCAGACAAGATCGTTCGTATGGCGAACTTCTTTGCCCTTGGTCTGCAAACGCAGATAATCACGATAGTGAAACCAAGGATGGCAAGGCACTAACCAAGAGAGCATTGCGCTCCGGTGGTTGTGCTTCAGGTTCTGAAGCTGCTGCTGGTGACGTTGAAGGCATGGGCATTGTTCCAAACTTCACCCTTGACGATTTGGCTATGATTAAGGCTGACATCGGCGGCGGTGGAATGGCAGACACGCAACATGCGAGTTGGACTCCCGGTTCACGTAATGCAGGGGAATCCATCTCTGCGCTGGAAGACCACAAGGAAGTGCTTGCGAGAGGGTTTGACTCTTTCTGTATGCCACTTGCCGGGGGTTGTGACGGTGTGGATATCACACAAAAAGAGCCTTTCTCTAATGAAGAGCTTGACAGTGGTACACCACAGACAAACTACGCATATAACACGGTTAAGAGAGCAATTGATTCAATTGCAGATCCAGAAGTTGTAGAATGTAACATTGCAGCAATGCCGGGTATCAACAACGAAGGTTTGACTGGTCACTTGCTTAGTACATGCGAGGGTCGTGCAGACACCCTAGCTATTATTGACCTTAAGAATGATTATCGTCCAAACACGGACAATACTGATTCTGAATCAGCACGCTTGCCACAGGTTAAGCAGGCTGTACAGGCTCTTAAGGACAGAAGACTTAATTCATCTTACGGTTGTGCATACTTCCCGTGGGTACAGGTTAGAGATACCATCAATGATGCAGTTCTCTGGGCTCCACCTTCAGTTGTAGCACTCGGTACGATGGCTAGTTCACAACGTAAGACTGAAGTATGGTTCGCACCCGCTGGGTTCAACCGTGGTGGTCTTACTGAAGGTTCCGCAGGTCTTCCAGTATCGCAAGTTAGATACAGACTTACTTCTAAAGAGCGTGATGCGCTATATGAAGCCAACATTAACCCAATTGCTACTTTCCCATCAGAGGGTATCGTAGTATTCGGTCAAAAGACGCTTCAAGTTACGCCATCAGCACTTGATAGAATTAACGTACGACGTTTGATGATCTTCTTGAAGAAAGAGGTTTCAAGAATTGCAGCCACTATTCTGTTTGACCAGAATACAAGTGTTACTTGGCAGCGATTTGTCTCACAGGTAGAGCCTTTCTTGGCATCAGTCAAGAGTCGCTTCG